CAAAAATTTAATCTTACTTATCCACTTGTATTCTTACTTTATTTGTGTGTTAGAATAAACACATGAAAAAAATCTCCGAACTTAATGATAATCAATTATCTAATCTAGTAGACAACAGATGGAGATCATCTGAAACAATTTGGGATATTGTTGAAAGAACATATAATACTAATTTAAGAATTTATAAAAACGAGCCGGAGTATCTTGCTGATGTCCCTCGGAAAAAAAGTAGGGTCCGAGCTAATCGAATTTTTGTAAACCAGGAAACAGTCATTAATGCTTTAATTGCGAATCCACCAAGACCAAATATTTTAAATGGTCGTGATACACCAGAGAGTAAAGCTCTTTCAGTAAGACAAGAAAAATATTTTCAGATTAAATATGTTGAAAGAAACACAAAAGAGATAATCCGTAAAGGATTGCGTAATTTGTATTTTGGAAGATTAATAGTTATCAAACCTTTCTGGAACGCAAAGATAAATGATTTTGATGCAAAAGTAATTGATCCACGAAAAGTTAGATTTTCAAAAACCGCAACAAAAGAAGATGATTCAGAATTTGCGATTGAAGAAATTACAGATAACTTGTCAGCAGTTATAAAAAGATTCCCAGAAAAAAAGAATGATATTTTAGAAAAGTATGGTTATACAGATGACGCTGATGTTTTGGTAGATAACAAAGAAGTAAAATATTTAGAAGCTTGGTGTTGGGATTATGTAATCTTTAAGATGGGTAATCTTATTCTTGGAAGAATACGAAATCCATATTGGGATTGGGATGGTCTGATGATAACAAGAGAAGAAGAAGAACAACTAAAAGATGCTGAAGGTAAAACACGAAGAAATTTACTTGAGGGTGCAAGAAGATTACAGCCGGAAAGATTGGCTTATCAGAAAGCAAACAATGAAGATAATGAAGATAATGAAGGTATAGTTTTTGAAAACGTAGAAGAACCAATAGAATTAAGTGCTTACTATTTTAATCATTTTGATAGACCGAGAAAGCCATACATCTTTGCCACATTATTTAATAATGAAAATTCTCCAATTGGACAGACAGATATGATTACTCAATCTGCACCACTTCAAGAGAACATTGATGAAACTAAAAGAGACATTACACAAAACTCAAAGTTGGTAAATGGAATTATCAAAATTGATTCTACTGTTATGGGTAAGGCAGATGCACAGCGTCTGCGATTTGAAACAGAGGGATTGATCTGGGGTAAGGGAGCTGTTACCGGAGTACAAAGAGAAACTGGTCCAGCACTTCCTAGTTTTGTTGTTGAGAATATGCGTGATTCACGAAGGGAAATTGATGACATTATGGCAGCTTCATCTGCGTTTAAAGGAATCCGAGAAGGACAGGAAACGAAAGGTGGACGACTTGCACTTATTGACCAATCATTTCTACGACTTAATGAACTTGTGCAGGTAATAGATTATGTAAACTATGAATTATTTAATTGGTTTTATCAATTAGCAAAAGTTAGATACACAGAACATCACTACGCAAAATCACTTGGTAAAGCTGCTTCAATTGAAATACTTACTTTGATTCAGGATGACTTCCAAGATGGGACAGAAGTTAGAGTTATTAGTGGCAAGACACTTCCTGAAGATAGACAATTTAAGTTTGAGCAGGCACAAGGGGATGTAGAGAAAGGACTTCTCTCACCGGTTGATTACTTTGAAGCTGCTGGATATGATTCGCCTGCTGAAAAAGCGAAAAACAGAGTTATCTTTGATTTGAATAGACCATATGCAGTTGGTATTCCACAAGAGGAGATGGCAGAAATTTCTCCAGAAATTGAAGAAGATCCAATTAAATTAAGTCTTGCATATATGGATCTTCCTCCTGATGGTAAAGTTCAGTTAGCGGCAAAAGCTGGTATAGAACTTAATCCAGAAATATTAGTAGCAGAGGAAGTTCAAAAAAATAACGAAAAGAAAGAAGAAAGAGAATTTTCAAATAGTCGTCAAAGACGAAAAGAAAAATTAGAAGAATGACAACAGAAAAAGATAAATGGATTCAAAAGGCAATTAAGAAACCAGGAGCATTAAGAAGGACTCTTGGGATAAAGAAAGGGGAAACAATCCCTGCCAGTAAACTAAAAGCTGCTGCTAAAAAAGGTGGCAAACTTGGACAAAGGGCAAGACTTGCGATTACACTTAAAAAGTTGAGAAAATAATATGCCAATACATTACAAAGGAAAAACAGGAACAGCTTATAAGAAAGCTTTGAAGGAACATAAAGCTACTGTCAAAAAAAGTAGTAAAAGGAAATAATGCCAAGTGAAAAAGAAAAATGGATAAAGACTAAAATTAGGAAAATCCATAAAGAGGGAATCCGAGGAAAAAAGCCAAAAAAAGGACAAGCTTATGCAGTAGCACAGTCAATGTATCGTAAGAAGAAGTAGCACATTATTAAAATAATTTAGATCAAGCGACATCTTTTCACCCACAGGGGGCAAGTTAAGATGATGGCAATCAAAAATATTATGGAAGTACCAGAAAGTAATATGGAACTTACAGGGAGTGAAGAAACTCCGGAAGTTACTCCAGAAGTAACTTCGGAAGCAACACCAACCTTAGAGGAACCAAAAGAGGAGGAAGTTGAGGTGGATCCTACGCCTGAAACTACCTCACAAGAACCTATGCTTTACGAAACTCCTGATGGGAGACAAGTAACAGCGGAGGTACTTCAAAAGGAATGGAAAGAAAATTTCCTTCCAGAATTCACGCGAAAGTCACAGGCATTAGCCGATATTGAACGTGAAAGGGAACTTAAAAGCAGCCTGGAAGATGAACCAGAATGGAAAAGGGACGATTACGTTCCAGAAAATTATGCTGAAGTAATTGAGTTAGCAAAATCTGAAGCACTTGCTGAAATACATAATTCTGTGAGAGCAGAGCAAGAAAGAGTAGCTGGCATACAAAAAGCAGTTGAAATAGAATTGTTTAATGTGAAAGCATTAGATCCAAAATTAGATGAAAATGCGTTATTTCAACACGCAAATAAGTATGGATTCAACAGCTTGAAAACGGCATATGAAAATATGTCTGACATGAAGAAAACCGCAGTTGATATAGAACAACGAACAGTCAAAAATCTCAAGACGCGTGAAGTTGATCCAATTTCAACTGGACCGGGTGGAGAATTACCAGTTGAGTCTGGTTATGACCCAACAGAAATGTCCAGGTTTGATGGTGCAGCTGAATATCTTTCTCATCTTAAGGGTAAAAAATAACTCTAAAATAACATGACATTTAGTGAAGCAGTAACAAGTGTTACACGAAGCTATATTGTACCTAGGGCGTACGATACAGTTTCTAATGGTTCACCTGTTCTTATGAAGCTTTTGCAAAATGCAAAACCTTGGAAGACAGGTGTCTCTTATGACGTCATTGTTAAGTTTCAAGATTCAACAAATGGTGGAAACACTGGAATTGCGGATAAACTTGATACAGATCGTCAAAATGTAAGAACAACTATGACCTTTAGGCCAAAAATGGCTTATAAACCAGTTGTTATTGCAAATATTGAACAAACTCTAAACGAAGGAGATGAAAGAGTCATTGACCTTCTTGAAGTAGAGTTTGATTCACAAGCACAGTCATTGATGCAAGTCATGGCTACTAATCTGTGGACTGGAACAGGATCAGGTAATTCCTGGGATTCAATCTACAACGCGGCAGATGATGGTACTAATTTTGGTACATACGGAAGTCTGTCACGAACAACTTACACAACCCTAAAGGGCTATTATCTAGCATCTGCTGGTGCTTTGACACTTGCTAAGATGGCTACAGCATATGATGCAGTTTCAATTGGTAATGATAGTCCTGATATTATTGCTACTACAAAGACTTTGTGGTCGACATATGAGTCTTTGTTGCAACCAACTGTAAGGGCTGGGTATACACAAAATGGTTATCCAAAGATGAACGCATTTGGAATGGTGCCTACAACTGCTGCTATGGCAGGACAGGCAGGATTTGATGTGTTGTTTTTCCGAGGAACACCAGTTGTTAAAGATGAGCAGATTCCATCAGGAAAAATGTTCCTTATTAACACAAATTACTTTGGATTTAAGGGAATCAATATTTCCGGTCTAAAGCAAGTTAACTTCAAGAAAAATAATGAGGGCGTTCCTCTAGGAGTACCTGGACGAATTCCATCAACACGTGGATTTAACTTCCGAGATATGATGAGTCCTGTAGATCA